CTGCACAAATAGCAGAGGCACTAGCACTACTACAACAGAAACTACCAACGGAGTCTGAGGTAGGTGCTATCGCCAAAGGTAAGTACAAGAATAAGATGAGCAAGTACATCACTAAGATCATCAATTATTCAATAGTGTTTATACTAATAGGTACAATAGTAAGCGGAGCAATATGGCTGATGAGATATTAAGTGGCCTTAGAGGCATAAAGACAGAGTTAAGGGCGGTACAAGATCAGATGGCTGGTCTAGATGCTGGCTCTCAAGAGTTCGTGAAACTATCTCAGAAAGCTGGAGAGCTGAGGGATAGGATGAAAGATGTGAAAGAGGCAGTCAATGCCAATGCTGGTCCAGCTATAGCAAGCTTTGGAAATAACCTTAGCATAGCTAGAGGTCAAATTATGGAACTTGACCTGGAGGGATTTGGTCAATCTATGACACGCATGGCATCCAATGTCAAGTCTGTAGATTTCAAATCATTCAAAGATGGCTTGGCTAGTATGGGTAGTGGACTAGCTAGTCTAGGAAGAGCATTGCTCACCAATCCTATTTTTTTAATTGCTGGAGCTATAGCTGGAGCTGTTGCAGCCTTTGAATATTTTACTGCTAAACAAGAGGAGGCTGCAAAAAAATTAGAGGAACAGAGACAAAAAGATTTAGCAGCGTATAAAAAAGAAAATGAGTTAAGGATAGTACAAGCACAAGGATCAGCGGATAAGATTTATTCTATTCGCATGGAAGAACTTAAAAGAGAGCAGGCATATCATTGGGCTATATTGATGGTGGCAAAGGACTCACATGATAAAAGAATCAAGCTATCAGATGAGTTCCAAGCAAAAGAGAAAGAATCTCAGACAAAATATAATGAGATAAGGATAGAGATGGAAAAGCTGACTCAGGAAAGACTGAATCAGCTTACTCAAAAGCGACAAGAATTAGATGCACAGTATAATCTTATAGGACTGACTGAAAGACAGAAAGCCTATAAGATGCTAGAAGATGAATACAATAGGCAACTCAGACAACTAGGTGAGCTAGGTGCAAGTGAGGAAGATGTGCATAAGCTTAGCATGGTATTCAGAGATAGAAGAAGCAAGCTAGATAAGCAATATGCAGAGGAAGATAAGAAGCTAATTAGAGAAGTCAAAAGAGATGAGCTAGAAAGAATCAATAGCAAGGATATTGCACTGATCACCAGCCATGAAAATCAAGTACAGCTACAGACTTCTCTTACACAAGTAACAATATCAGAGGAGGAAAAGAGAACAATAGCAGAAAGGAAAGCAGCAAATGAAAGAAAAGAGATTTGGGCTGCTGCATGGTATGCGAAGTATGAGCTAGCATCGGCCGCAACTGATGCCATGATGAACTTGAACAATGCACTCACAGAAAGTGGATTGATAAGCGCAGAGAAAGGTTTCAAGATAGGCAAAGGTCTATCCATCGCTCAGACTACAATCGCAACTATTCAAGGGGTACAGAATGCATTGAGCGCAGTGACTACTATTCCTGATCCATTTGGTACAGCTCTTAAGATAGCAAATGCTGTGAGCATTGGAGCAGCTGGAGCAGTAAATATAGCCAAGATAGCTAAAACACAATTCAATGCACCCAATGCAGGAGTGACACCTACAGCTCCCTCAGGAGGGGGTGGTGGTGGAGGAGCTATGTCTGCACCATCTGCTCAATCACCCAGTGCCCTCAATCTTTCTTTCTTACAAGGCAATGTCAATACTGCACCCTTACAGACTTATGTACTAGCTGGTCAAGTGAGCAATGCACAGCAGGCTGAATTTAAAATAAAGAATACTGCATCTATACTAGGAGGTGGATAATTATGGAAAAAGATAAAAAGAAAATGAAGATCATTGAGTATGTTATCAATGATGATGATCAAAAGACTGGAGTCTATTGCATGTCACTTGTAGAGAATCCTGCCATCCTAGTCAACTGGATAGCACTATCTGCTCAAGAGAAGGTAGAGGAGCTAAAGTTCGCAGCTGTGGAGAGTGGAGAGCAGAGGATGCTGTATGGTCCAGTCATGATCCCTGACCAACTTATCTACCGCTACAATGACAAGACTAAGGAGGAGTGGATGGCTACCTACAAAGCAGAGACTATCAAGGCCATTGCTCAGAAGTACATGAGAAACAGCATGCACCAATACACCAATGTAGAGCATGCCATTCCGGTACAAGGAGTGAACATAGTAGAGACCTGGATACAAGCAGATGCAGAGAAAGACAAGTCAGCTGCATTGGGTTTCACTACACCCATTGGCACCTGGTATATTGGAGGGCATGTAGAAGATGATGGCTTGTGGCAAGATGTCAAGAATGGAGTGTTCAAAGGATGGTCACTAGAGGGCTACTTTCTAGAGAATGAGGAGAAGATGATGGATGAGTATGAGGTAGAAAGAATCCTAGATCAGATGATTGAGGAGCTTAACATATTGGAGCATCCATGAGAGACTTCATGAAAAAGCTAATCAGTGCCAATGATGATATGAGCTCCAAGAGATTTGCAGCTCTTATCTGTACTGCCACTGTGATAGTCCTTGCATTTATTGCAACAACTGCTGATGAGGACAAAATATGTCCAGAGTTCATGTATGATGCACTCTGCTTGATAGCAGGGGGAGGACTAGGCTTGTCAGTCATAGAAAAGATATTTGAAAAAAGAAAATAGACATTTATACTAAGACACATGGAAGTAAAAGACCGCATTTATCAGATTATTGCTAAAGCTCAGGAGAAGCTTTCAGCACATAACATAAAGCTCTCAGTGGATGAGTCTGCTGAGGTAACAAAAGAGGAGACTGCAGAGGCTCTAAAGTTCATGGTAGAAACAGCATTAGAAGATGGCACTATCGTATTCACACCGGCTGAGAGCTGGGATCTTGGGGTTGAAATTTACACTAAGGATGCTGATGGCAATCCTGTGGCTGTTGCTGACGGTGACTATATTGTGGCCGATGGCACTGTTATTTCAGTACTTGAGGGCAAGGTATCAGCTATTACTCCTAAAGAGGATGAAGTAGAAGTAGAGGTGACAGTAGAGGCTGAGCAATCAGAACAAGCTGAGGTATTGACAAAGCAATATGTAGATGATGCATTGACTGCAATCACCGAACAAATCACCGAACTAAAGGCCGAATTTCAAAAGATACTTTCTAGCAAAGAGATTGAGATGTCTGAGGTAGCAAAAGAGCTTGACACAGTGAAAGCTGCCTACTCTGCATTATCAAATCAAGCAGCAGCTGTATCTGTTAAGCAGACAGCAGTAAAAAGAGAAATCAAGCCAATGATCGAGTACAAGAGTGCTGCAGATCGCATCAAGGCAATTATCGCAAATAAATAATTTAATAAATAGAAAAAAATGGCAAGTACATTAACAATCTCTAGCAGCACATACGCAGGCGAATTAGCCTTACCGTATTTGCATGCTGCTCTTTTGACTGGAGATACCATCGCTAACCGCTATGTAACAGTCAAAGAAAATGTAAAATTCAAGGCAGTATTGAAAAAGCTTTCATCTGCTAATTTAGTTCAAGCTGCATCTTGTGACTTTGGTACTGGATCATCTGCATTGACATTGGCTGAAGCTGTGTTGACTGTAACTGATTTGAAAACTAACATCGAAGTATGTAAGGATCAATTTGCATATGACTGGGAAGCTATGCAGACTGGTAGAGGTTTCATCAATGATGTTATCCCTGCTAACTTTGCTGACTTCTTATTGACTTACTTAGCTGCTAAGATCTCTGAGCAAATCGAGTTCAATTTGTGGGTAGGTAACTTCTCAGGATCAGTAGGTGGACCTAGCGGATATACTGCTTTCACTGGTTTGTTGAAGCAAATCTCTGATGCTAAGTCTGGTACTCCTGACTATAACATCGCTGCTGCTTTGACTGCTGGTAATATCATGACCGCTATTGATGCTACTGTAGCTGTTATCCCTGCATCTATCATGGGATCACCTAACACTAAGTGTTACATGAGCAGAAAGACTTTCCAAATGTACTTACAAGCTTGTATGGCTGCTGGTACTGGAGGTCCACTTCAGCCTGCTGACAACGCTATCATGAAGCAAGTATATGGATATGAAATCTATGTATGTCCAGGTTTCTCAAATGACTGCTTATTGTTCGCTCAACCTGAGAACTTATTCGTAGGTACTGACTTAGTATCTGACATGAATGAGGTGAAGGTAGTAGACATGAGCTTGACTGATGCATCTGACAATGTGAGAATGGCTATGAGATACCGCTTTGGTACTCAAGTAGGTTTCGCTGGTGATGTAGCTGTAGCATTCTAAGACTAACACATCTAACATAAAAAGGGGCGGGGTATTTGGCTCCGCCTTTTTTATAGATACTAACAATAAAAAATTAAAGAAATGGCATGTTTAGCAACAGCGGGTTTTCTAGTAGACTGTAAAAATTATGTAGGTGGTATCAAATCCTTTTGGATTGGTCCATACGCTACAATTAGCAATGCAGCTACAATAGATCCCACAACAGAACAAATCACTGCACTCCCAGCAGCAACTTGGGAGACCTACAACATGAAGCCTCACACTGGAAACTTTGTGGAGGCCGCAACTGTATCAAAAGAGAACAACACTATTTTCTACACTCAGACCTTAACTGCTCAGTTCACTAAGCTTTCTGCAGCTCGCAGATTACAGCTTGACACTTTCAGCAGAGGCCGTCATGTGATCATTGTACAAGATAACAATGATAACTACTGGCTAATGGGTTACAAGGATGGTGCAGAGGTAGCTACTGAGTCTACTGAGACTGGTACTACTAAGATTGATTTCAACGGATACAAAATCACTTTCACTGCTGAGGAGATACACAAAGCATATCGCTTAGCTGACTCTATCGTGAATGACTTCGATGGTACAATAGACTCACCTACTCTCTAAGAGATAGCATGTTCTATGTACAAACTAATACAGCCGGACAGACAGCTTACCTCTCTCTAAAAGAGGGGGAGCTGATCTTGGCTGCTACTTATACTCACTACCTAGTGAAGCTCGTACATGAGAACACTGGTAAGGAGTATTTTTTCATTCCAACAGTACTAAGTGAGAATGATAGAATCACTCATTTGCAATTTGACACCAATGTCAATGACCCCTTGAATGGGGGTATCTTGCTTGTAGATCCAGGCAGATATTGTTACAACATTTATGCACAAAATAGTGGGACTAATTTAGACCCATCATTATCTTTGGGACTGGTAGAGGAAGGTTTCATGGAAGCTACAACGGGAGTGACCTACTATCAGACTCCATCATTTACTACACCATCAGACTACATATACAATGGATAATATAACCAACTTAGCTTTTGCTAAATACATAAAGGTAGAGGAAGTAGAGAAAGAGACTACGAAGGGATGGGTTGAATGGGGAGAGGGAAATGCAATGCCTCAGTATTTGATAGACCTCTATCAGAGTTCACCTGTACATGGTAGCTTAGTGAATAGTATTTCCTTTATGATTGCAGGTAAAGGATTCAAAAGTGAAAATCCTGCAGCTCAGGTACAGATAGCAAAGCTCAAGCTAGATGATATCTTACCTGCATCAGCATTAGATTTGAAGTTACAAGGTGGAGTCTATTGGGAAGTAATCTACTCAATGGATCACAGCAAAATAGTTAAGGTTAATCATCTACCTTTTGAGAATGTCAGATTAGCCATTAGCGACAGCGAAGATGAAGTTTGTGGAGTTTGGTATAGTAGAGATTGGTCTGACATCAGAAAGCAAAAGAATAGGCCTGAATATGTACCTCTTTTCAATCCCGAAGATCAATCACCACGCCAAGTACTTTTTTTCCATCTGCATAGTGTGGGATCATTGTACTATCCTCGTCCCGATTATATCAGTAGTAAAGATTGGATTGAACTGACTAGACATATCAGTGAGTACCATGTGAACAATATACTCAATGGTTTCTTTCCATCCTTTCACATTAACTTCCCCAACGGTGAGCCATCACCCGAAGCTCAGAGAATAATCTCCAGAGAGATTGAGAGAAATTTATCAGGCACTCAGAACGCTGGTAAGTTCCTCATCACATTCACTAAGAGTAAAGATGAGGCACCAGTGATACAGCCATTTCCAGTCACTGATGCTGACAAGCAATATGAGTACCTTTCCAAAGAGGCTACCTCTCAAATCATTGTGGCCCACAGAGTGACATCACCTCTACTTATGGGAGTAAGGACAGATGGCAATGGACTAGGCTCTAATACTGATGAGATTAAGGCTGCATTGTATGTATTCACAAAGCAAGTAATTGAGCCATTTCAGCGCATCATCACAGATGCAGTAGAGAAGATACTAGCATTCAATGGAGTACCATCACAAGTGACCATTAAAAAGAATGACATCATTGAGATGCAAGCTGAGACTACAGTAATTCAGCAGTCTGAAAAAAAAAAGATAAAACTTGCGGAGGAGCAGACATCTTTTGCACCCACTAAAGAGATGGCAGCAGAAGCTGAGCTAGGTCTGAAGTGGAGAGAGGAGTATAAGAGAGGAGGAACTGAGGTAGGAGTAGCAAGAGCTAGAGATCTCTCTAATATGCGCAATCTATCACTAGACACTGTCACTAGAATGAATAGCTACTTTGCTAGGCATGAAGTAGACAAGGAAGCTCTAGGGTGGAATCAGGGAGAGGATGGCTTTCCAACAGCAGGCAGAATAGCATGGCAGTTATGGGGTGGAGATCCAGGAAAAGACTGGGCAGCACGAATACTAGAGAGAGCAAATGCGCAATCA